TTATTGTATAAATAGTACCAAAATAATAGGAGCTACTATGCAACGCTTTAAAAATTATTATACATTACAGGAGATGTCTATGGTTAGTGTAGCAGATTTAGATACTGATTTTTTAAAACGCGCTCAGAAGATAACATCGTTTAATTTAACACCTAATGATTTTACTAATTTAAAGCATAAGGCTGAAATACAATATTTGTTCCGCATGCATTTCTTTCCTAAGTTTGACTTGGATAAAACCTTAAAGGGTACACCTACTATTAGCAAGCTAAACAGTGTTATAGGCATGTTAAAAAAAGAAAATTTAAATAAGTTTAAAACTCTGCACAGCTATAATCTAAAAGGTGTTGGTCCAGGAGAGGCTACACTATATTTTATATTAGACGATGCACATCTAGGTGGTGGGGCATCAGCTGGCGCTGATATTGTGATTGGCAATAAACCTTATGAAGTAAAGGCTGGTGATATAAGTCAAGGATTTTTTAAGAACTTTAAATTAGGCGGTACTGTTCCTATCGATAAAATGGTTTCCGCTGGTCTTAGATTACGCGACATGAAACCTGAAATTAAAAAGCTGGCAACTGAAAAGGCCGGCGTATCAGGTAGCCAGATAAAAGCTATTTGAAGCGACAGCGAGTTGGCACCTATGTGGAAAGAAGAAGTGGAAGCCCCTTATGTAAAAGCAGCGCATGGCTATCTGGCTAAAAATCCACTTATCTTAATGGTCAATAAAACACCGGCTTCTCAAATAGGAGAAGTAGTAATGGTCGGTAAGCCAAAATTAAGTGATGTCCACTTAGATGTTATTACTCAAGGGACAATTAAACCTAAAATAAAAATTGGTTAAAAATAATGGAAAATTTTACATCATATATAAAAGAAAGTAAAAATACTCATATGACGCACATAGAAGATAAAGTTATCTATGGTGGCGTTAAGGGTACAAGGCAAGCTATTCTAGCTTTGCGTGAATTGAGAGATATGTTAAGAGGAGTGCATGATGGATCTGTCAGTGTTAAGTGGGACGGGGCACCTGCCATCTTTGCTGGCACTGATCCCCGCGATGGCAATTTCTTTGTTGCTAAGAAGGGAATTTTCAATAAAAATCCTAAGGTATATAAGTCTGATGCTGACGTGGACGCTGACACTTCTGGTGATCTTGCAGTTAAACTTAAGCTGGCTCTTAAGCACCTTCCAGCCTTAGGGATTAAAGGTGTAATACAAGGAGACTTTTTATTTGGCCCCGGAGACGTCAAGACGAAAAAGATAAAAAGTGAATCTTATGTAACATTTCATCCGAATACTATTGTTTATGCATTACCAAGTAAATCAGCAGGTGCTGATGCAGTTAAGGCTGCAAAGATTGGTATTGTCTGGCATACAACCTATAAGGGTAATACTTTTGAGTCTATGAAAGCTTCTTATGGTGTTGATGTTTCGAAACTAAAATCAGTTAAAACTGTATGGTCTCAGGATGCAATGCTAAGAGACTTAACTAATGTTACTATGAGCAAAAAGGATACTGAAATTGTTAGCGACTATCTTTCGCAAGCTGGGTTTATATTCAACAAAATCGCCGGATCAACTCTACGACAACTGGAATCCAATACAGAGCTTGCCAGGCTCGTGGAGCAATTCAACAACTCCTATGTCAGACAAGGACAGATCATTGGAGATACCAACAGACATGTCACCGCACTTATCAAGTGGATTAGTCAGAAGTATCAAAAAGAAATAGATAAACGTAAAAGTGAAAAAGGTAAGACGGCACAGCAGAAAAAATTAAATGAAATACTTAGTTTTTTCTCACAAGGTAATAAAGATAGCCTAAAGTATATGTTTGACTTACAAAAGGTTATAGTTTTAGCAAAATTAAAACTTATAAATAACCTTAATAAATTGAGTAAAATCAATACTTTCGTTAAAACTCGTAACGGTTATAAAGTAACCGGTGAAGAAGGTTATGTAGCAATTGATAAACTTGGTGGTGATGCGGTAAAAATTATTGATCGTATGGAATTTTCATACAATAATTTTTCACCAGATATATTAAAGGGATGGGATAAGCCAACGAGGAACTAAATGGCAAAGAATTTAAATTTTAAAGACTTTATGGCTGTTGATTACATGCCAGGTGAAGATGACCTGATTAAGCATGCAGCTAAAAAACGTAAGCAATATACGCCTACCGGAAATAACGCCGAAGCAGTAGAACCTACTGATGAGGCTCTTACTATGACCCAGCGAAGAGCTAAGGCGCGGTCAATGAAAAAGTATCAGGCTAGATTAGCAGTCGGCCGTAAAAAGGCAGCAGCTAAAGTTGCTAACCCTAAGGTTCTTGCTAAAAGATCCCGTAAGGCTGCTCGTAATGCTATAGCTAAAAAGCTTACTAAGGGTATTTCAAAGGCAGATCTTACTCCGGCACGGAAACAAGAGATCGAAAAGCGTTTAGATAAAATGGCTCCTAGAATAACTAGGTTGGCCAAAAAAATGCTTCCTAAAATACGTCAAACAGAATTAGGTAGAAAACGCGGGTAATATGATAAATCGTTTTAGTCAGTTTCTTGTTGAAGAAGAAAATGTAGTTTATTTTACCTTTGGTAGAATGAATCCACCTACTATTGGTCATGGTAAGTTACTAGATACTTTATCTAAAAAAGCACGGAGATTTCCATATAGAATATTCTTGTCACAATCTAATGACAAGAAAAAAAATCCGTTGCAATATAAAGATAAAGTAAAACATATTAGAAAAATGTTTCCGAAGCACGCGCGGTCTATTATTTTAAATAATAAAATTAAAACACCTTTTCATGCTTTATCATTTTTATATGATCAAGGTTATAAGAAGGTAGTTATGGTTGCAGGATCAGATCGCGTTACCCAATATGATGTGCGTTTAAATAAATATAATGGAAAAAAAGGTGATCATGGATTTTATAATTTTGAAGGCGGCATAAAAATTATATCTGCAGGTGAAAGAGACTCTGATGCTGAAGGAGCAAAAGGCGCTTCCGGAACTAAACAGAGAGGATATGCCGTAGCCAATGATTTTACTGGGTTTGCCAGAAGCCTTCCATCCAATATGTCAAATTCAGACGCAAAACGATTATTTAATGATGTAAGGTCTGGGCTAGGGCTAAAAGAAGAAAAACAATTTAAAAATCATATTCAATTAGAGCCCGTCTCTGATTTACGTGAAGCTTATCTTAGAGATAATATTTTTGAAGAAGGTGAAAAAGTTGTACTAACTAAAAAGGGTATTGTAGGCAATATAAAATACCTTGGTACGAATTATCTTATAGTAGAATCAAAAGGTGAGACGTGGAGATGCTGGCTTGACGATGTGTCTAAGATAGACCCTAATCAAAAAGTAGAATGGGATGTTGCTAATCTTCCTAATGAAGATAATGATGGTATTGTTAGAGAGTCTCTTAATGAAGCATCAATGTATGCAGATAAGCCTGATTGGGGCACGCCTGAATCAACCAGAAAAGCTAAGAAAATAACTCCAGGTGAAACAACAGAAGCACAGGATAGTGACATTAAAGATAGGCCAGGTTCTCAGCCGGCTAATTATCATAGAGGTCTAAAGAAAGCACAGAAGATTGCAAGAGATAGGCAGTTTAAAAAACAGGCAAAAATGTCTGATAGTGATCCAAAGGCATATAAGCCTGCGCCTGGTGATGCAAAAGCAAAAACAAGATTATCTAAACACACCATAAAATATAGAAAGATGTATGGCGATGATTAATTTTAAAGCGTATATTGCAGAAGATGCTACGGCTTCTCTTAAGAAAAAAGCAGAAAAAACTGGCATGCCATTAGGTGTTCTTCGTCAAGTTTATAATAGAGGTGTAGCCGCATGGAAAACCGGTCATCGGCCGGGTACTACTCCATCACAATGGGGACATGCAAGAGTAAATTCATTTGTTACCAAATCATCTGGTACATGGGGAAAAGCAGACAAAGATCTGGCAGCGAAAGTAAGAGGCTAAAATGGCAAAATCAGCAGACAGAAAACCTGAAAAATATGTAGGACCTGATGGAAAACCTAAAATTCGTATGGTTCCTGTAGATAAAGAAGTAGTTAAGAACGAAGGCGGTATGAAGCGCATTGCAACTACTCAGGCTAATAAAGCTGACAGAATGGCTGCTGGTGATAAAAAAGGTCTTGAAACCTTTAAGAAAAAAACAGACGAAGCTTGTTGGGATAGCCATAAGCAAGTTGGAATGAAGAAAAAGGGAAACAAAATGGTACCGGATTGTGTTCCAAAGAATGAATCTTATTCTATGAAAGAAAAAGTGTGTAAATCATGCGGTGATACGTATGGTAAGCCCACAAACGAAAGCTGCATGTACGACGCTTATGATATGACCGGAGAAAATTGGTGCAGCAGAAAAGAATATATTGCTGCTCAAAAGAAAAATGAAGCTAACACTCTTGACGAATTGACCGCAGCTGAAAAGAAACTTGTCAATCAGATGTATGACAAGAAAGGTAACTTAACTCCACTTGGTAAAAAGGTTATGAACCACGGTAAGAAGCCTGGTGATAAAGGATTTAAAGAAGCTAACACTTATGCCGGGCAGCGTGACAAAATGAAAATCATCAATAGTAAGCCTCACCCAGATGGTGGTCATATTGTAACTATGCAAACAAAAGCTGGTAAAACTATTAAGCGCCATTTAAAGAATGGTAAAGTTAAAGATATGAAAGAAGAAGTTAATGAAATTTCTAAAAAAACCGCTCAATCTTATTTAGATAAAACAAAGGGTGATGATGCTTTCAGCGGTACAAGAAAAGCAAATAACCGTTTAAAGGGTGCTATACACGCTGTAGGAATAAAAAGAAAAAAAGAATCAGTTGATGAAGTATTAGATACTCCAGCAGCAATGGATAGGTATCATAATAAAGCTAAAGCACAAAGTGATCGTGCACGTAACTCTGCAACTGCAAAGATTGTAAGAGGCAATAAAGACATCTCAAAAGAAAAAGATGTTATTCGACGTCGCGAAAAAGGTATGGACATGGCTACAAACGTGAGAGCCAAGCAGTTTCGCAAAGCAGTTACTGGAAAACCTTATGGTGAGGCAGTTGAAGAAGACATGAATCCTTATCTTAAACATCCTGCAGATAAATTAAAAGATAAGCATGCTAGTTTTAGCAGA